AACGCGCTATTGATGCACTCATTAAGAAATATGCTGATGCTGACAAATCCGCACGTAATCTTGCTAAAGCTCAGATAGAACTTGCCAAAGTTAATATTGGTATGATGTCTAATGAGCAGAAAGTTATTGCTGAAAAACAGATGAAGCTGGACAGCTTAAAATTGTCCCATGATGAGTTGATTAAGGGCTATGAAAAAGAGCTGGTAACCGCTGCCAAGATAAGCAGTGAATCAACAAGAACCTCTGTTATTAACGGTATCAATGCACAGATTGATGCAGAGAATCGTCTGTATCAGGCTAAGCAAAAACAAATCGAATATGAAGATGCCATAAAACAGCGCAAGATGGACACAACCGCATATGAGCAGGAAATGCAACATGTCCAGAATCTAATGGATATGAATATGATATCTGCGCAGCAGCGGATTACCATGGAAAATAGTGTACTGGAATCAAGAAAACAGTCACTTCAGACCATGCTGGAGGATGCGACATTATATGCGGAACAGCGGGCTGAAATTGAGCGCCAGCTGGCGGAAACAATTAAGCAGCTTAATCAAAATGCCGCTTACGATATTAACAGTGGTTGGAAATTGGCGCTGCAGGATCTGGCAAGTCAGCAGGTTAATTTCAAGGAAACATTTACTTCGGCGTTCGGATCCATTGAGAACGGCCTGGTTAATTTGGTATCCGGAACAGAATCCGCAAAGGAAAAGTTTAAAAAGTTTTGCCAGGATGTTACTAAAACCATTTTACAGAGCATGGCGCAAATCATTATCCGCGGCTTGATCACCAAAGCTATTATGGGAGCTATTGGATTTGGTGGTGGCGGCGGTTCCCTATTTCAGGGTTCTTCCGGTTTTAACTGGGGCGCCAATGCGTTAACGACTTCGCGGTTATTTGCAAATGGTGGGCGCGTCTCCGGTCCCGGAACCAGCACATCCGATAGTATTCCGGCAATGCTGTCCAATGGCGAATATGTTATCCGGAGCAAGGCTGTTGATCGTGTTGGTGTAGGGATCCTGAATGCCATTAATTCCGGCAGGCATTTTGCATCTGGTGGCTATGTTGGTGGCGCACCCGTCGGAACCGTTGGTGCTCCACCTGTGGTTATCAACTTGCATAATGAAACCGGCATGGCCATGGATGCACAGCAGACTGATGCAACATTTGATGGCGAAAGCTGGGTAATTGGTATTGTTATGAATGGCATAGCGACTAATAAAAATGGAATGAGGTCAGTATTGAAAGGAGCAATGGCGAATGGCTAATATTAATTTTCCAACAAACATTTCTGCTCCTGCGTTTCCATTTGAATGTGAATATGAAGATAATTCCATTATCAGCAAGTTTGAAGACGGCAGTCAACAGAGCCGCAGGAAATTCACAAGAAGCCGCCGGAAGTGGACTTTGAATTATAAGCATATTACGCGTGGTGAATATTTGATCCTGATGAATTTTATTTCGCAGACCGTGTCATTTTCGGCACGGTCTTTTAACTGGGTTAATGCCGATTCAAAAGACGATACAAACCCTGAAACGGTTGAAGTCAGGGTAACGAACGTAGGCAAATGGACTAATGATGCACTGCACTATTGGAGCGGTTCTATTGAGTTGACAGAGGTGTAAAAATGCTATCCATATCAGCAATAAGCAAAGCAGAAAAGAATAAACTGTCAACCGATAGCTGTATGCTGGTGCTATTGGAAATACGGCTAAAGAATACCGTGTATGTCTGCTACAACAATGAGGACATAACGTGGAAAGGGCAGTTGTATCAGGCATTTCCTTTTAAAATTGGCGAAACGTCAGAGGACAGTGACGGCAGTGACCCTAACGTACAGTTACAGGTATCGAACGTATCACAAGGCTTGCAATGGTATGTTGAGGACAGCGGCGGCGGCGTAGGAACAGAAGTTATCCTGCGAGTGGTGAATAGTAAGAACTTAAATGGTGCGGCTGACCTTGAAGAATACTATACAGTGTTGGATTGCAAGATTGATGAACAGTGGGTTACGTTCACATTGGGCAATGATTACAGTGCAAGAACACGCAGGCCATTAGACCGATACATGAAAAATAACTGCCGATTCAAATATAAAGGCTTGCGGTGTGGATATAACGGAAGCATCAAGACATGCGCCCATACGCTTGAAGATTGCAGAAACCACCATAACAGTGTGCGGTTCGGTGGGTTCGTTGGCATTGACCAAGGAGGGGTATACAGCAATGGTTGATTTTACTGACTTAATTGGAGTGCCGTTTAAGGATAAAGGGCGTAGCATGAAAGATGGTTTTGATTGCTATGGGTTAGTCAAGGAAGTCTACAAGCGGTACGGCTATAACATCCCTGAATACGATGATTACGCACATTACGATGATATGTGCGGAATCAATGAATTAATCAGCGGAAACGTGAAAAATTATCCGTGGAAAGAAATCAAAGAGCCGAAAGCACCTTGCCTTATCGCTATACGTTTCGGTTCGCCTGATGGCGTAGTCAACCATACGGCAGTTTATATCGGTGGTGACAGGTTTATCCATACCCGCGAACGCATCGGCGTAAACATTGACAGAATATCATCTCCCGCGTGGCACAGGGTCATCGTGGGCTTTTATGAGTATGTGGGTGATTAAATGGTAACATTAATCATTGTTAAAAATGCTTTTTCTCCGCAGGACGGCAGAGAAGTCAAACAAATACAGGCAGGCTGTACCGTTGAGGAGTTACTGAAAGAACACGCTATTGAGGGCGTAAAGTTACAGGCAACCATCAATGGTAGCAGTGTGGATAGTGCAACAAAAGTAAATGACAATGATTTTGTTGTAATATATCCAGCAATAGAAAAAGGCGGCAAGGGTGGCAAGGGAATACTTGGTATCATTGCCGCTATTGCTTTATCTGTGGTGTCTTTTGGTATTGCTGGTGGCGGTTGGTTAGCATCGGCAGGGAAAATTTTTGCCGCTGGACAGTGGGGCGCATATGCCGCCGCCGCCGCAGTAATGTTCCTTGGTTCTTCTCTTATGGGTCGGTTCATGGGGCAAAAAGTTGATACTGGCTCATACAGCGGTGAAAAAGATGACCCGTCTTACGGCTGGGGCGGTGTGCAGACAATGGAAGGGCAGAACAACTCTATTCCATTGACATATGGCATTGTCAAAAGCGGCGGTCAGACTATCAGTAAGTTTATTAGTGTGGATGATAACGATGAATACCTTAACTGGCTTGTAGCGGCTGGTGAGGGTGAATTAACCAATATCACAGATATACAGTTAAACGACAACCCTTACAACAACTACGATGATGTTAGCGTAGAAATACGCAGGGGTACAAACGACCAGAAAATTATTGATGGTTTTGGTGATACCTATTCCAGCAAAAGCGTATCAAGGCAATTAAGCAGAACATGGGTAACTGAATCCGTACCGGGCGGCAACATGATACGGGGAATTATGATAGAAGTTGTTTTCCCTAATGGCTTGTATCATGTTCAGGACAATGGCGAACGTGAAAACCGTACTGTGACGCTTGATGTTGAATACCGTCTTGACAATGGTGATGGAACATATGGTGCATGGACTAATATGTTCAAGGAGGTTGCCAAAAACAAATATGGTGTGTCGTTGGCAAAGAACATAGCCGCAGGCAACTATGCGATGGAGATAAACGCACCTGTTAGGGAACAAGACGAGGACGAGGGCGCATCAGGTTTGCGCAGACCTGATTATGTGTATATCAGCATTGGAGATAGCACTACGACAATTAAACGCTCCGAATTGGGTGATGTATCTGTTAACGTGGGAGCATTTAAAGTCAACACAAAGAGTTTTTCTTCTGCCGATATAGACAAAATCAAAGATGGAACTAAAATAACTGCTACAATTACAGTGACCAATGGTAGCGGTGTTGGTGTCGTAACATCTAAATCATCGTCTGCTTTACGAAAACAGTTTAAAGTCAATAAGCTAACGGAAGGACAGTACGAAGTCAGGGTGCGGAGAACTACCGCAGAATCCAAAGATGATAGAACATCTGATGCCTGCCAGTTGGCTATGGTATCAGGCATTATCTATGATGATTTTACTTACCCCAACATTGGTTTAATCGGCATTACAGCAAGGGCAACAGACCAGTTAAGCGGTTCACCTACGTTGTCATTCCTAAAAGAACGCAGATACGTGTGGGTGTGGAATGGTAGTGCGTATGTACAGAAGCGAGCCAATAATCCGGCGTGGGCCTGCTACGACTTACTGCATCAAGCGATGCGATTAAAGAACGTAAACACAGGACAATGGGAATATGAAGTCCGTGGTGTTCCTGCTGACAGAATGCGGTATGCGGATTTTTACCGCTGGGCATTGTGGTGCAACACCATGAAACTGTATGTGAACATTGAAATCAATCAGGTTGGCGAAATGCTTGATGTGGCAAACCAAAAGATAGCACCTATTGGACGTGGCATGGTAGTTCGGTTTGGCACAAAATACGGCTGTATCTATGACCATGTACAACAGCCTGTGCAGATGTTTGGCATGGGCAATATCATATCAGGAACATTCCAAGAGGAGTTTTTAAAAGTCGCTGACAGGGCAAACTGTGTAGAAGTTACGTATACGAATGCGGACGCAGACTATCAGCGTGATGTGCTGACCATCTATGGAGATACATTTGATTCTGACGGTTATGCCAAAACTGCACAGCTAACGATGGATGGCATCACTGATTATAAACAGGCATACCGAGAGGGCAAATATCAGTTGATGTGTAACAAGTATCAGCTACGGACAGTTAGTTTTGAAGCGGATATTGACGCTATAGCAAGCACTGTGGGCGATGTGATACTTGTATCGCATGATGTACCGAAATGGGCGTACAGCGGACGTATCGAAGCCGTAGACGATGACAAAATCACACTGCCTTGCTATGTAACCGATACATCAAAGAGTTATCGAATCCAGTACAGGAAACAGAATGATAACATCTATACCAAAGATTGTTCCATTGTTTCCAGCACAGAGGACGGATGGACAGTTATTAGCGTGGCAGAAACAAGCAATATGCCTGAAGTTGGCGATGTGTTTGACCTTGCTATTGCTAATATTGGTAGCAAGCCATTTGTTATTAAATCTATCACACGTTCACAGGAGTTTAGACGCAGGATAACGGCTATCGAATATGCAGAGGAACTATTTGATGAATCCTACGATATACCGCCTATCCAGTATTCCATGCTGACAAACAATGCTCCGAAGAATGTCACGAATCTGTCAGCAAGGCAATATGCTTATACTGACAGTTACGGACGAAAACATAACATCATGGCGGTAAGCTGGAAGAAGCCGTCTAATGGCGGTAAGTTCACTGTATTGTATTCCAGCAACAAGAGAACGTGGATAACAGCGTTGTCACAAGTAGACAGTGACAGCGTAGAATTTGAAGTGCCATCGCAAGGGTGGTATGTCAAGGTTATTACCACGTTAGGTTTGCGGCAGAGCAGTGGTGCTATTACTGGGTTGATTCCTAAAGGTGTTGATGTTTTACCGCCTGATGTAACCAATTTTGTTGTGGAAAGAATGGCAACAGGCACAAGGCGTTTTTGGTGGGATTTTACATATCCCACACCTAACGACATAGCAGGCTTCCGTATGAAATATACACAGGCTGTTACTCCTAACTGGGGCAAAGGCATTCCTGTACAAGAGGGTTTAATCACTTCGCAGCCATACGAAACAGAAATGATACGTTATGGCATACACACGATTATGATAAAAGCCGTGGATAATGCAGGACAAGAAAGTGCTAATTTTGCATATTGCACATTAGACCTTGGTGAACCTTTGGAAGATAACGTACTGTATGAACACAGTTTCCGCACTGGCGAAACCAAAAGCGGAAATACTGTGACGCAA